GCACAGATCATCCAAGCAACGCGCTGGTGCCTTGGTTGGTTTCGCACGCTTAACGTCTTCAGACAACGCAGCGACAGCCGCCCGCATTGCAGCTTCAGCGCGCTGCTGGTCAAGCGTAGATTTGACCCACTGACCTGAGGGCTTGCCATCTTTGTTGTAGTAGGTGCTGACGCCCTTGACGATAAACGGTTCTGGCACGGTGCGCGTCATGTCATGCGCTGGCGAGTGGCCGCGCATGGCGGCTTTCTTCTTGGCACCTTCGATGCCCTGGTGCAGCGACGAGTAAGCACACCCCAACGCTCTGGCCGCTTGCTTCATGCCGCCGTGTTCGTTTACGGCGTCGATGTACTGCGCTTGGCGTTCAGTCGCCCATTCCTTGATGGCTGGGTCGATGATGCTCATGCGTGGCACCTCGCCGCAAAGTCGCGGCATGCGGGCCACTGTGGTTCAATAGGAACCCCGCGCGAGTGTCGGGCCAGTTCTTCGTCGTAGAAGGGACCGTCAACCCAACAGAGAAAAGCACTCGTTTCCTTCTTTGTACAGAACTTACACGCTCCGCATGTTTCAGCGGGAAACTCAGGTTTAGGCTTGGCAGGCATAATCGTGGAAAGAAGTAAGCTCCAATCGTTGATGATACACAAAACCCGGCAGTGTGTGCTGCCGGGTGGGTTTCTTTGTCAGTCTTCTTCGTCTTCAGGTTCGCCGCTGTCCGCGCCTTCAACTTCCAGCGCGCCATGCACAGGGCAGCACGCGCCCAGCTTCAGCGCCCACTTCTTTGACAGTCGCACCGTATAACCGCATGGCTCGCCATCAACCACGGTGGTGCATTCCGCCTTCAGCATGCGCGTGGATTGTTTCTTCTTTGCGTTGCTGCTGCCACCTTCGTCTTCGCCCTCGTCGCCTTCACCTTCGTCACCGCCTTCACGTGGCTGACGGTCTGGCTGCAGCATGATGCGTGCATGCGGGATGGGGCCGAGTTCGCTAAGAAACGGATTCACCCAGTCATTGAAATCATCACCCCAGTTCGGTGTGGTCATTGGCGACATCGCGCCAAGCGCCTTCATCACCTTGGCAAAGTCGCCCTTGTGGCCGCATTTGAAGCCGACAGCAGCGTGCGTGAGTTCGTGCGCCAGAATGAAAGCGATTTTCAGACTGTTGTCATTGGTTGGTGCCACCAGGATTTCAAACGCACGGTCTGCGCTGTTGCTACTGTGCCAGCATTCGCCGGCCATCTTTGTGGTTTTGCCGGCGCTGGTCCAGCCCACTGCCACGCGAAACTTCGGCAGCGGGAAACCGAGTTCTTCAAAGCGCGGGGCCATCTTCGTCGCAAGTTCGTTCAGCCAAGTTTCACGGTTCATGATTTTCCTTCTGTTGTTTAAACGGTATGCGAATTGTCGCACGCAATTCGTTTAAACGTGCAACGCGCAAGAAAAAGCCCACCGAAGTGGGCTGTGTTGTTGTTCTGGTGCGACACTAGAATGGGATGTCGTCTTCGAAGTCAGGCTGCGGTGTCGCATTGCCAGCAGGCTTCGATGACGGCGTGGGATGGGTGTGCTGCTTGGGCACATCGCCGCCACCGACACGCGGACCCAGTTCGACGCTATCGACGCGGCCCACCAGCTTGTGGCCTGGTCCATTCTGGCCCTGGAACGTTTCAATGTGCACGTCTGACAACGCGAAGCAGTGCACGCTGCCCTTCGTCATGAATTGCGCCAACGCTTCGGCCTGCTTGCCCCACAGGCTGGCGTCAATCCACTGGCTTGGCGCATACTGCTCGCCATCTTTCTTCAGGCCGCAGACGTAAGACAGGGAGAGGTTCGCTACCGCCATGCCAGCTGGCGTGTAGCGGATTTCTGCATCTTTGCCCAAGCGGGCAAGTCCAATCATCTTCATGGTGGTGTGTCGTCCTATCGAGAAAAATCAGTTTCGCGTGTAGCGGTGATGTTCCGCCGCACAGTCTGAGTTACAAAACAGCTTGCCGCCTTCCAGCGGTTCGCCGCACTTCGGGTTCAGGCATTCGCCTGTTGCTGCTAGCTTCGGTGTGGCCGCAGCCTTGGCTGTCTGCGCTTGGAGCGCTTCGGCCAATTGCTGCGCGTCACGGTCCTGCGCTTGGTCGAACAGGTCAGCCATGATTGTCACCTAAGCCAACAGAGCGCCCGCTGCATCCGTTATCGTTAGCCGGCCTTGGTGACGATGGCGGATAGCGATGCTCAAGCAGCAGCTGCAGTTCATGAATCGCCTTTTCAATATCCTGTCGGCCCTTTCCTGTTGGCTTGTTGTGGCGAGTGATGCGTTTCACAACGCAGCCTTCAAGAAAACCCAGTTGGTTCGCTTCGATGAACTGCACCGGCTGTATCGCGCAGTCTTTGTAATGAGTACCGCCGATTTGAACGGTAAGTGATGGTTTCTCTGTCATGGTTAGTTCGGCGGCTGATTATCGTTGGCGGCATGCAGGTTCTTCGCTTCCCATTCCAGCACGCCGGCGACTGGATAAAGGACGTTGCGCCCGAACTTGACGAATGGCGGCGACCTGTGCCGGTTTTTCTTGGCACGCCAGTTGGCGAGGGTGCCGACAGTCACCCTGTTCTTCCAGCGCGTCACCAGTTCGTCAGCCGTGAAATATTCGGCTGCTGCGTTTGTCATGTTCCCCTGCCCCATTCTTCCTTACTCTGCAGCCTGGGCGGAATTGCCCAGAACCTGGTTGTTCAAGTCATCCAACTGTTCGCCGCCAGGCTGCACTTGCTTTCGCTGCCTGTCGAACGCTTCAGCGGATGCCATGATTTCTTCGGGCACCTTGTTGCCCAGTTCTTTGCGGACGCCCGCCGGCAATTCCTTCCACGCGGTGTTCAGAGCATCCACGCCTTGTTCAGCAATACTGCGCAGCGTGTTGCGTGCATTGTCTTGCTGCGCGTTGACTTCCTTGCCACCGTCAACCCACTTGCGAAGCTGCAGGCCGTGGCTAGCAGTCAGGAAACCAGCCTGATTGCTGCCGTTCTCGCCAAAGATCGGCACCAAGTCTTCAGGGCACTTCAGAATCTGGCGTTCCTTGCCACCATTCCACATCATCATGCTGGCGGTCATTTCGAACATGAAATCTTCGCGCTGGATTGGCATGATGCCGAGTGATTGCGGGTTCTTTGGGTCCTTCCAGTCCACCTTCTGCGCAGCGCGCACACAGACGATGACGTGCATGTCGGACTGCAGCATCACGTTCACGAACTTGCGGTGTTCCGGCGTTGCGAAATTCCAGCCATGAATGGCCTTCGGGTAAGAGTTCACGATTTCCAGCACGCCGCCCAGGCCATTCCATTCGTGCGACACGCTATCAATCACCAGCACTTCAACGCCGGCCTTCTGGAATTCTAGGATGGCGTCAGCGTAACGCGCAGGGCTGAATGGTGCATCCAGATCACCAATCAGGAACTGGTGCACCTTTCCGTCCTTTCCCTTCAGGATTTCTGAATAGAGGCTGCCTCTCTTGTTCTCTGTATCGAGCAAGCCGACCTTGCTGGCGTCACCCTTGGCAAGACCCCAAGCCAATTGAAGTGCGCTGTAAGTTTTACCACTGCCACTGATGCCAGCGATGCCGAGGACCAAGCGTGCGCCTGCGCGTTCCGCTTTACGGATATTGATAACGCTCATAGTAAGTTGAATCCCAAGGTAAAGAGAATGATTGAGGCTTTAACTATAAAGCCAAGGAAGAACACCGATGCTGCCCATGCAGCTGCCAACCCAAAGAAATTCATGCTGCATACTCCAGCAACTGCGCATTCTTCGAGAACTCATACGCAGGCAGCGTGATGGATTGCAGCTTGTCGCCGTAGCCAGGCCATACGCCCGTGGTGTTGCAGTGCGCGTACCGCCCCAAGTCACGATGATACAACGCACCGCCCAGGCGCACGCTTTCTTCATCAAGCACATAAACTGCCACGCCTTTCGCTTGTCCATTCACGACGCACGCAGACTTCTCTACGGCGAGAAACACAAACGCCTTTGGCACAGGCGGGATACCATCAGGAAATGCGCTGTTCAGATTACGTTCGCTGGCCTGCAGCAGCGTTTCAGTGATGCCATCCACATACATCGCGTGCTGCACATGGTAACGCCAGTTGGCGATGCTGCGCGCGAATTCCTCCGGGCTGGCGTCTTCAGTGGTTTTCACGTCCACCAGCACGCCATCCTTGCGCCAGAAGTCAGGGCGGCAGCGGCACAGCTCGCCCGTCTGGCCATCAACCCAGAAGGCGGACAGTTCTGCCCATCCCTGCACAGACAACAGCGCTGACGCCGCAGGGTGTGCCATCACCGCATCGCGCATGTTACGCAGCTGCTCCCATTCTTCGTGCGTCATGATGGTGCGGCCGGCGTTGCTGATGGCGAACTGTTGTTTGACTTCATCCGCGAAAATCGATTCAGGACGCACAGCCTTCAGGCGTTCCGTCAGTTCGGATTTCGTGCCGGTGACTTTCTCGCCGGCATCTTTCAGTGCGCCTTTGATGTCATCGACAGTGACCAGCGCACCTTCAGGAATGACGCACGGCAATACATGCGTTCTGTCGAATTCGTCCGGCTCAAGCAGCAGCGCATGAAACATAGTACCGATGCGCTGCGCTGGTGTCGGCTGTCGTTCGTTGTCGTTTGCTGCAGTTCGCATGTAATGCAGATGCAGCGGACTGCGATCCGCAAGTACATCAAGCATTGATTTCGAAACACCTTCCCCACCGTGATAGTCAGCATTGCTGACCCCGGCGTAAACGCCTGGCTTCATGACTGCCCCTAATGTCTGGTTATTCAGAATTACGCGCAATGATCCACGCGCAACTTGAATGATAGCACGTTTCAACTAATTGGTGATGTTGAATGTATAAGGCATGCCAAACGTGGCAACGGCCTACTTGTCCAGTTTGGACAGTTCTGTGGATGCTGTTTGAATTTCACGCACCAACATCGTCACTGCGCTGAATACATCGTGGCGGTTAACCTCTTGAAGCGGAAGCAAGTACGCGCTTCGTCCGTAGCGCTCGACAAGTCCACGCGACATCAATTCCGTAAGTTTACGGATAACCGTTGCACGTGGCATGCCGATGTACTGCGCCAACTTCATTGCTGACATCGGTCGCCCTTCGAGCTGACCGATGAAGATGCCGATGCACATAAGCACTTCAGGCGCGCATGATCCAAAATTCTGTTCATTGAAATAGACGAGCGATGCGGTGCGCATGATCGTCAGCGCAAGCTTTGCTATATGAAGATGATGCTTCGCAAATCGAACAGAGCGATAAGGCATCGACGTTTCCCCGCGCATGGGCTGCTTCGATTACAATCCATGACCTTTAGTGAATTCGGATTATGAGCACCATACTTCTGAGGGATTACCAGTCCGACCTTGTGACGCGAACGGGCAATGCGCTGCGCCGTGTTCGACGTGCTTTGGTAGTGCTGCCGCCAGGCGGAGGCAAGACCGTCATCGCTGCGTTCATCGCACAACGCTTCACCGGCAAGAATGATCGCGCATATTTTAATTGCCATCGAAGTGAATTGCTGCGTCAGACCAGCCGAACATTTACAAATTGTAATCTTCGGCACGGCTTCATTGCTGCAGGGCACACAGGACATCCCGGCGAACTGGCGCAAATCTGCAGCATCGACACTCTGAAGAACAGAGTACCGAATATTGCGCCACCAAAAGTCGCGCTGTGGGATGAGTGCCACCACATTGGCGCAGCCGGCTGGGCTGCCATCATGAAGGAATGGGCTGACACCTATCACATTGGATTGACTGGCTCGCCGTGGCGTCTGGATGGCACGGGACTGGGCGAATTCTTCGATGAAATGGTGCTTGGACCTACTGCCCGCGAACTGATCGATATGGGCAATCTTTCTGAATACCAGCTGTATGCACCCAGTGCGCCGGATATGAAGGGCGTACACAAAGAGCGCGGCGACTTCGCGAAGGGCGAATCGGCTGAACGCATGAGCAAGCCGAAGCTGGTTGGTGACATGATCACCCACTGGCGCAAACATGCGAACGGCATGCGCACGGTAGGATACGCATGCAACGTAAAACACAGCAGGTTCATGGCGGAGGAATTCAACCGCCACGGCATTCCATCGGCCCACCTGGATGGCGATACGCCAGCGTTCGAACGTGCCCGCATTATTACGGAATTCGTGGAAGGCAAAATTCTCGTCCTGTGGAATGTTAATCTATTTTCCGAAGGCTTTGACCTGTCTGCATACGCGGGTCGCGATGTACGCATAGAAGCCGTCATTCTGGCGAGGCCGACGAATTCCCTATCGCTGTACCTGCAGCAGACGATGCGATGCATGCGGCCTGGCGGTATCGGCGTCATCCTTGATCACGCGGGTAACAGCCATCGCCACGGTTTCCCTGATGATGAACGCGACTGGACGCTGGACGGAAAAGCCAAAGGCAAAGCAGCCAACGACAACGCACCACCACCGCCAGTGACGTGCAGTGGCTGCTTCATGCAGATACGCAGACCACTGCCGCAGTGCTGCCCAGGCTGCGGCAAGCAACTGGAAGCCGAAGCGCGACAGATTGAAGTGGCTGAAGGTGAGCTGAAGCTGCAGGGCGACGAAGACAAGGAGGCAATTCGACGCCAACTGAAGCGCGAGCAAGGAGAAGCTAAGACACTTGACGAACTGGTGAACCTCGCACGCAAGCGAGAATACAAGGACCCGCTCACTTGGGCGCGCAAAGTGTTTTACGGCAGGCGACGTGCAGCGTGACTATCGTGCTTCTATGTTCAATTGAAAAATACAATGTGCCTGCTGCGTATTCCCATGTGGGAATGCGCTTAGAATTCGTTTCATCAGCTCACAAAACGAAAGGGTGTCCCAATGAACGTACATGCAATGATGATTCTGGAATGGCTAAGAACTGACACCACTGATTACCAGCGCGGCATTACTGCTGGCGTTTGGATGGTTCGCCGATATGAGTGCGAGCCGTGGGAACGCATGTACGTGGAAAATATCAGAAACGCTCGCCGCAAAGGTGTTCCGCTATGAGCCACGACAAATTCCCGCGCACCATGCGCGAAGCCTTCGGCCACTACACTGGCGACCACCTGATTGACACACAGCCGCGTGAAGCACCGTTCTGGCCGTGCCTGCTGCTTGGCGTTGCGCTGATCCTGCTATGTGCTGTGCTGCTGTGACATGGCGAAGTATCACTGCCGATGCCGCTACTGTGCCACACGCCAAACCAAGCCGAAGCATCCAGACGAATACACACGCGGACCGCGTTGCCGTGGCTGTGGGCGCATCAACACGCTGCGAGTGGACAAGTGGATGCAGAACCGCTGGCGCACGTATCGGACTTGCCTGTGCAATGGCTACTGGTTTCCGCATCGGCAAGGTTCGCTCTACTGCTACCACCGGAAGGATGGCGTGATTCGGAAATATGGCGATGCCGACTTCAAAGATCGCCAACTTGAAAAACTCAACGAAGGGGCAATGCAATGAAGTCGTTTAAACAACTTGTGCAGGCTGGCGAAATTAAGCGTGCAGACGCCATGAAAATCGCGCTTGACGACATCCACGAAGAACCCGGTTTCAACCTGCGCACTGAAGGCGATGACCTGGAAGCCAGCATCGATGCGCTGGCCGATTATATCCATGGCGGCGGCATTGTGCCGGCATTGGAAGTGCGCCCACGTGAAGAAGGTGGTGTGTGGGTGATTGACGGCCACCGCAGACGCCGTGCGTTCATTAAGGCGCGTGACCGTGGTGCGCCGATTGAGTGGGTGAACATCGTGGCGTTTGTCGGCAACGATGCTGACCGCGTTGCACGCATCATTACCAGCCAAGAAGGACGAAAGCTGGACCCGTTGGAAATCGGACTGGGTTACAAGCGGCTTCAGGCGTTTGGCAAGACAAACACCGAAATCGCCAGCATGGTGAAGAAGACGCCCCAGCACGTGGACCAGATGTTGGTGCTGGCGAATGCGAACAGCGACGTGCATGCCATGGTGAAACGCGGCGAAGTCACTGCTGGTGTGGCGGTGGGCCTGGTGCGTAAGCATGGCGAGGATGCCGGAAGCCATATCGCAGACGCGCTGACGATGGCGAAGGCGAACGGGAAAAAGAAGGTAACGGCCGGCGTAGTGGCTGGGCCGAAGCTGCCGAAGAAGGAAACCGAAAGCGTGGTGGATGAACTGGATGCGTTCATCGAAACCATCAGCACTGAAGAACGCATCGCGCTGGCTGGCATCGAGGCTGGCACCACACGCACCGACACCATCATGGTGTCTGGCAGAGCGTTGCTCGCGTTGATGAATGAATACGCGGCGCTGAAGGATGCCCAAGCCAAGCAAGCCGAACGCCAGCGCGAGAAAGCCAACAAGGCGGCGCAACAGGAGTTGCCGGCGTGAAATCAACGCCACAGGAGTTGTCGGAGATGGCAACCGTGGTTTTGGAGGCGCGCAACAATGGCGATTACCGTTACATTGAATTGATTAAAGCGATGTGCCGGCGAACTCGTTTGCATCCGGCCAGCGTGGAAATCGAGCTGGTGAAAATAGCAAACGGGGTGATGCCGGAATGATTTACCGCCCTTCTTCTCAGGAAGCGACATGTCTGAACATAAAATTCAAAATGAAGGACGCAACGCGTTGGCGCAACCAGGCATATTCAATACCCGTGCGAACGTGGGTCGTGCATGGACCGGTGAGTGCACTAGGCTGCCGAACGGTGACATTCTGATTAAGAACCCACGCCCGTTTGATTCAGGATTGCCGCCAGGCTTCACAGACACGTTTGGTGTAACAGCTGTGACAGTGACGACTGACATGGTTGGGCAAACCATCGGGGTTGCGCACTTTATCGAATACAAAACGCCAGAGGGCCGCGTGTCGCCGACGCAATCCAATTTCATTGCCGCGATGCGGCGCCTTGGTGCACGTGCCGGGGTTGCACGTTCTGCAGCTGATGCGGTTGCCATCGCCACGGGACGCGCAGGATGAAACCCGCCGAGTTCGCCAAGCGGCGCAGTAAGATTGAATACGCACAGCGCAAATCGCGCACATGGAAACATCGCGCGATGCAGAAACTGATTCGAGAGGCCAGCGCAGTGGTGGTTATGTCCGCTGGTCGTGTTATCGGCTGGCAAATGCAGAATGGGCAAATCGTTTGCTTCAAACAGCGTTATCGAAACGAAGACCAGGCCGCACTTAACCTGGCGATGATTCGCGCATCTAGTTGTCGCGATGTGCTGCCGCAGCGCGCGTATTACTGCCCAACATGCAACGGATGGCATTTATCCAGTCGCGCGTGACTACAAATTATTTGCCGTTATGTTCCCCGCTGGGAATTCGCGGTTATACTTGAAACTCCACTCCATTCGAATAATCAACATGAACAAGAAGCAACGAACCGCGAAGCTGCGCGCGCTGATGAAGGACCATAATCTGAGCGCGGCTGATGTGGGTGGAATTCTGAACCGCGAAGCGCAGACAGTGCGCAGCTGGTCATGCAAATATCCGCAGCGCGCGATTCCTGAAGCGCTGCTGGAGTTATTGGAACTGAAGCTGCAGGCGGCTGCATGATGCAAGTTCAGCCAGCAGTGCGCGGCCAATACGAATGGCTGCTGCTTAACCACCACTATGCCAAGCGCGTCCCCAGTATCAGCCACGCATTCACGCTTCACGATGATGCGGCTGTTATCGGTGTCATTACGTTCGGCACACCCGCCAGCCGTCATGTTCAGATGGGTGCGTTTCCTTCTAACCCCGGCCGCGTTATCGAACTGAACAGATTGTGCGTTCTCGATAGCGCGCCGAGAAACACCGAAAGCTGGTTCATTTCCCGCGCATTGAAGATGCTACCGCCTTACATCGTTGTTTCCTATGCTGACACGGTACAGGGGCACATGGGGTTCGTGTACCGCGCCGCAAATTTCAATTACGCTGGATGGACTGACATGGAGCGCAAGACGCCGCGCTTTGATTACGTGGTCCCAGGAAAGCACAGCAGGCAGGCATTCCGCGATGGAAACGCACAATTCACTGAGCGCGTGCGCCGTCGTCCGAAGGTCAAGTACTGGATTGTGACGGGGGACCGTCGCCAACGCCATGAACTGCAGAAGATGTGCACGTGGCCGCGTCTCAGTTGGGCGGAGTACCCGCCACCAACTGAACACAAGCACCTTATCCCAGCGAACGATAACACCGCGCCAGTCGGCAAGGCGGCCGTATGACACGCGCCGCGCCGCAACTAAACGAAGCGGACATCATCGACAAGTTCCGGGACGCAATGGCCAAGATGGGCCTGCGTACCGCTGACAAACTGATTGCCGATGGTGATATCAACCGCTTCCACATCGAAGGCGACCCGCCCAGAACGAAGAACGGCTGGTATGTCTTGCACCTGGACGGCATCGCAGCTGGCGCATTTGGCTGCTGGAAGCGTGGCGTTGACGCGACCTGGTGCAGTAAGTCCGAAGCCGAACTAACCAGCGCTGAGCGCGCAGAAATGCAGGCGCGTATCGAGCGCGCAAAGCGTGAACGCGACCAACGCCGGGACGCGATGCAGCGTGCCGTGGCCGTTGAAGCTGCCCGCCTGTGGGATGCATCGCCAGAATGCGATACGCATCCGTACCTGACGCGCAAGGCGGTGAAGTCCTACGGGCTGCGCGTTGGCGAATGGATGAACGGAAACCAGGCGCTGCTGGTGCCGGTCATGGAAGACTTTTTCAGGCTTGTCAGCCTGCAGGCCATCTTCCCGAATATTAATCCAGCCATCGGCAGAGACAAAGATTTCATGGCTGGCGGGAAGAAGGCTGGCTGCTGTTTCACCATCGGACAGCCGCCAGCCGTCAGCGACACGAACGCCATCATTCAGCTGGGCGAAGGGTACGCCACGTGTGCGGATGGATACGACGCCACGGGGCACTTCACCGTCATTGCGTTTGACGCAGGCAACCTGAAGGCCGTTGCGCACGCCATACGCCGCAAGTGGCCGGCAGCGACCATACTGCTGCTGGCGGATAATGATCGCTGGACGGTGCCGACTGAAGAAAATCCACACATCGTTGAAAACCCAGGTGTGACGTTCGCGCGCCAAACGCAAGAGGCCATCCCTGCCCGCGTGTTCGTTGCAGTGCCTGAGTTCGCCAGCTTGGATGACAAGCCCACCGACTTTAACGACCTGAAGAACCGCGAAGGGCTGGACGAAGTACGCCGCCAGCTGCTGGCCGCGCTGCCTGTCGAGAAACAACCAGCGAACGACAACGAACCGGATGCACCGCTGCCGCTGGACGCAGCTGTAACACCGTTCGGATGGCCGCATGTGTCTGATAAGGGGCAGCCGCTGAACACGTGGGAAAATCTTGAATGGATGCTGGGGGAATATGGCATCACTTCCCGCTACAACGAAACACGCAAGCAGGTTGAAGTCGCCATCCCCGGCCGCACCTTCAGCATCGACAACCGAGCGAACTGCAGCCTGGCGGAATTGACTTCACTGTGTGCGCGCAATCGCATGCCGCAGTCGATGCTGGCGGACTACGTGAAACTGATTTCAGACCGTAACGCGTTCAATCCAGTGCGCGATTGGATCAACAGCAAGCCGTGGGATGGCACCAGCAGACTGCAAGCGCTGTTCGACACCGTGAAGGTGGATGGCGACACAGCCATGCGCGACATGCTCATGTATCGCTGGATGCTGTCGGCAGTCGCGGCAGTATTCATGCTACGCGGCTTCGAATCGCATGGCGTGCTGGTGTTCACTGGCGAGCAAGGCCAAGGCAAGACGAAGTGGGTGAAGCGCTTGGTGCCGATTGACCTTGACGTGGTCATGGTTGGCGCAGTGCTGGACCCGAATAACAAGGACCATGTGATTAACGCGACCAGTCATTGGCTGGTCGAACTTGGCGAACTTGATGCGACGTTCCGCAAGGCCGATATCGCGCGCCTTAAATCGTTCATCACGAACGGTGTGGACAAGGTGCGGCGTCCGTATGACCGCATTGAATCAGAGTACCAGCGGCGCACGGTGTTCTTCGCGTCTGTGAACGAGTCGAAATACTTGGTGGACGACACAGGCAACCGTCGCTGGTGGACGATTGCGGCGATTGGCGTGGACTATGAGCACGACATCGACGTGCAGCAGGTGTGGGCCGAACTGCTGACGCATTTCCAGCGCGGCGAGCGCTGGTATTTGACGCGAGAAGAACAACAGCAGCTGAACGAATTGAACGCCACACACGAAGCCGTGGACCCGATTGAAGAGCAGATTCTGACGGCGTTCGAATGGGACAAGCCAGCGCTGGTGCCGAACGAAATGACGGCGACTGAAGTGCTGATATCCATCGGGTACGACAAGCCGACGAAGCAACAGGCCACACACGCCAGCAAGGTGTTGAAGAAACTGACTGGCGTGAAGGAGCCGAAGAAGAAGAACAGCGGCCGATACTTCCCGATGCCACGCCAGATGCGCCGAAGTACCCAGCAGTATCACCAAGACGACAACGACAGGCCACTGTGATGCTGGTCAAACTGATTGACGGCACCGAAGTCGATTCATACTCCGAAGCTTGGCGCGCGGAAACAGAAGCGCGTGCCGTATGCATGATGCCTACGCTTGCAGAGCGCAGGAAGTTCATGGCGGTAGTTGAGCAGAAGCGCGGCAAGGAAGCCGCGCTGCAGCTGCGGCTGCATGTCTTCCGTGTGTGGGACCACATGCACGGCCGTCCAATAGTTCCGAACAATGACGCTGCGTAATCGATAGTTAAATGCAATTAGTATTCCCGTATGGGAATAGGCATAATTACTACATCAACAACGCAAACGGAGAAACGGAAATGGACGAATTCGATTTCAGCTTCGAAATGGAAGAATACTTGCAGCAGCAGCGCAATCGCCGCTTCATTTTCACGGCGGTGGCTATTGTTGCTGTGGCTGTTGCGGTGCTGTGCTTGGTATGACACCGGCACGACTTCATGGCCTACGCTGTGCCAGATGGCAGTTGGCGTACTGGAAGGCGATGGATGAATGCGCGCCGCTGTGTTTGATGCCGCAGGTTCGTCGGTTTGAAGCTGTGCAGCAGGAACTGTTTTAATCAACCAACCTAAGTAACTCGAAAGGAATAATGGAATTCTCAATTCGTCACCGCTTTACCGATAACGTACTTTTTGCCTGCGATGCAGAGAACATGCGCGAGGCCGTTGAAAAAGCCATCGCCGCCGGCGCGTACCTTGCCGGCGCGAACCTTGCCCGCGCGAACCTTGCCGGCGCGAACCTTGACGGCGCGAACCTTGCCGGCGCGAACCTTGACGGCGCGAACCTTGACGGCGCGAACCTTGACGGCGAAACGCTTTCCATCGCCCCGGTGCAGGTGTTGGGTTTGACGTGGCCGGTTCTGATTACGCCTGGATACATGCGCATTGGCTGTCAGCGCCACACCCATGCCGAATGGGAAGCGTTCGACCGCGACCGCATCGCGCACATGTCAATCGGCGCGGTGGCTTTCTGGGATTTGTGGCGCACACCGTTACTGATTTTGTGCATGCAACATCGCGAACAGGTTGCGGCGAAGTAATTCCGGACAACTGAGCGCGTGAGCGCAAGCAAAGGAGAATTGTGAACGACTTGGATAAAGTAACGATGGCTGCGGCGGATAAGCTTGCGGCTGTCACCAAACAAAATGAGCAGCTTGCCATGGCACTGGCTGAGACACGCGCCCAACTCGCCGCAGCAGAATCAAAGCTGGCTGGTGGGGGTGAGCTAGAGCCTGACCGTTATTGGCCCGAAGGTGATGCAGATCGTGGCTTCGATTGCCCTGACGATATTGAGATTGTCGAAGGTTTAAAGGTCGGCGACACATATGTTCTGCATGAGGCTTATTACTTCGACGCGACTTACCGTGTGACAAAAGCACCGGATGAAACCAACGATGATTACGAGGTTGAGCGCGTCGATTACATAGACGTGTTCACCACCCCTCAAGCATCGGCAGGAGTGAAGGTGCCGGAGGGCTGGAAGCTGGTGCCGCTTTATCCTACTGAAACTCAATGCAATGCTGCAATTGCTGAAACTCGCAAGTGGCCGCTTGGAGCAAGCTGCCTTGACATCTATCGCGCAATGCTGCTCGCCGCCCCACCCACCCCAATAGCGCAGCCTGCCGATAGCGAGGAGGGGAATAGTGAGTAAATTAATTTCGTTGGCTGTAGCTGGACTAGCAAGCAAGGTTTTCTCCAATGAACCGATTAGCCCTGTTGAAATTCGCGGATATCCATTAGACACAGCCGCTCACGCAGTAATCCGAAAGGAAGAAAAGCGCAGGATGCCTAACCGCAAAACTGGCACCGCTGCCGCAAAACGTGCAGCCAAGAAGAAAAGGAATCGCAAATGACCTCACAATCTACCGTGGAACTGAAAGAGTGCCCTGTTATCGGGCAAGAGTATTTCGATGCAACCGAGAACCTAGTGGTTGTAGTTGAGCAGGTTGTTGGTGATCGTGTCTATTACAGCGGCGACGCGGAAGGTTTCTCAACCATCGAACGCTTCAACAAAGACTTTGAGCCGATTGGGGCCAAGCTATGAGCGATGAACTGAAAGAGTGCCGCGAGGTGTTTGAAAAAGACTTTCCGCACGCTGACTTGCGCCGATGCCCAATTGTTGCGGGCAGCTATTACACGGCTGGCACCGAAGATATGTGGGTGGCTTTTCAGGCAGCATGGAACCGCCGCGCCCCTGCACAGGTAGCAGCAGGGCTGAGTGGCCTGCCAGATGTGGTCAAGTTTCTCCTCGGAGAGGGCGAGCTTGATGGTGCATGGTACGGTGATCCTCGTCCAGTAGGCGCGCCACCATTTTGGTGGAGGAAACCACTGAGAGAGGTATTCGCCCGCGCCATCGAGGCCAAGGTACAAGCTGCCGCTCCGGTAGCCAAGCAATGGCAACCGATTGAGACTGCACCGAAGGATGAATTTGTGTGGCTCTACGAAGAAGGACGCGGTGTGTGGATCGGCAGATTTGACTATGTTGGTGACGGTTGTCTATGGGGTAATAGCTATGGAAGCGTATATCTGCGCAAAGACCAATGGCTTGGTGACAACGAAATAGACGACGACTACAAGCCAACCCGTTGGATGCCGCTTCCCGCGCCGCCGTCTGACAGCCTTGGTGGGGAGGGTTGAGCGATGGAAACCGTAACAGTAAATGCCGACGCCTTACACCAATTGCTCAAGGCCGTTCTAGGCCCATCGCATCTCATGGGTGAATTGCGCGTGTGCTACGACCTGTCGGCAAAAGGGCTGACGGAAAACGATGACCCGATCAGCGTCTTGATCGGCGACTACAACGCGGCAGTGGAAACTTATAACGCCATGCTCGCCGCCCGTTCTGCTGACAAGGTGGAGTGATGTTCCACATTAGACAAGGTAAGTATGCCCGCGCCTTCCATCCTTGGCCTACATCAATTTGCGCATTGATCGAAATGCGCTCGCGTGGATGGCGTCGATTCAATCACCTTTGGTGGAGCAAGCCATCGCGTAATCAAAAACAATTTGAGGATAAATTCTAATGACCAACACTGAACAGAGCCGCGAGGCGTTTGAGACCTATTGCAGAAAGAATCAGTACGTTACTACTCAAAACCATGATGGAACATACAACTGGAGCAATACTCAAGATGCTTGGCTTGCATGGCAATCCCAGCAGCCAGAAATCGACGCGCTCAAGGTTGAAGTTGAGAAATACAAAACGCTCCATCAATCAGCAACGCGTCTGATGAATGAAGCGCAAACACGCGAGGAAGAGGCAACAGGCCGCATCGCCGAACTCGAAGCCAAGCTGACATCAGCAGAGGGAGTGTTGCCAGTGCTTGGTGATTGCTATTCCTTCATGCCGCGACCATCACTTGACCCAGGTTTGCCACACCGTCGAATCATGGTCACTGGTGTCAATGTTTGCGACCACGCTACGGCCACCGCAGAAATCGCCAAACGGGATGCGATGATTGCGGAGCTTAGCAAAGAAAATCATTCTGTATAACCGGCGCTGATCACGCCACACTTTAGGAGAAACACTCATGCGTTTACTTATCATTTTGTCGGCTCTTATTTCGACAGCTTGTATGCCTGCCGTGTATCGCAATAGCAGCGGGCAATCTGTTCCAAATTATGTTGAACTCCAATGCGAGCAGTACCGGCTGGTCGCGCTTGCTGGGCGCAGTGACCTGCCTTCGATGGTCAATGCAGAAATTGAAAAGCGAAACTGCTACCGCTTGAATGACTTCTATCAGGTGGCGAATTGATACCACGCACCAGAAACACCATCGCGCGCCTGTTGCTGGACGGTGAAAGGTTGACGAAATACACGGCGGCGCATCGGGCGAATGCGTATCACCGGACAACGCAGCGCATCTTGGGTGATATGCACCAACGTGGCTTGGTGCGTATCGTGGACTGGGAACGCAGCAAGGGTGCACCGTTGCCGGTGTATGCAACGTTCGGCAAGCAACCGCCCAGGCCAGCGCGGATGACGCCATGCGAGGCGCGAGCGGCGCAACGGCGTGACCCTGAACGCAGGCAGCTGGAAGCGTCACGCAAGCGTCTGTATCGGGCGATGCAGCGGCCGGTGGTGGAATTGAACCTGTCGATGTTGTTTAAACAGTTATGAAACGTCACGTTCTGAACTGGAGCAAGACATGCACCAAGTGCGGCGAGGAAAAACATAACGAGCAGTTCGCCACGATCAAAAAAACAGGCAAAGCTGATTCGTGGTGCAGGCAATGCAAGGCTGATTACAAGAAAGCATATCGCCGCGACGGCAGAGCTATCGAGTAAGCAGATCAACCCAGCTTCGGCTGGGTTTTTTGTGTTAGCATGTGACTGCTGTTTAACTCTTACTTGGACATCATGGACACTACTGAACACTACCTGGAACGCATCGTGCACCACCTGGACCGCATCGCCACCGCACTTGAAGGGCGCGAGAAAGCGCAAAAGCCGGCTGGGCGTTACATGCCGATACAACACACCAAGAGAACCGCAATCGACCAAGTTCTGGAAGACAAGCTGGCCGACCATCATGGTGAGTTCACGATGGACCAGATACTGGGTTTCATCGGGATGCCGAACATGACGCCGGCAAAACGCCGTTCGATGGGGTTCTCGCTGTCGAGATACGGCGCAATGCAACGCAGGACAAACACACAGCGTTTTTACATTCTTCCTTAGCCTGTCACCCTGTCACTTTCGGTGGTCACCGCTAACTTACTGTTTCTTATATATAAGAGACTAAGTGACAGGAGTGACAGTAATATAAAAGAAAATAGGGGGCTATGACTAAGCGACTACAGCCACTGCGCACGTAGTCATCGCCCACATACTCTTTGGGAATCCGTGTCACCTTGTCACTTGGTCCCTATTTCATTCCCGAACATCAACACGTGATGATGTTGATGCGTGATGTCGTGTGATAGATCGCACCACGATGGTGCGCCCCCCCCTACTTAAGGTACTTCCATGGTGCAAATCGCCGGGGGTAACGCGCGACCCCGATATTTCACTAGCGACAGACATTGAGGTGGGTTGTTCTAAGGAACGGATGATAGATAACTAAAAGGAATAAGCGTTGTGACCGAGCGGGAACAATCAGCTGATTTTCAAGATGAAAGCTTTTCCGCGCCACGTGGCTGGCGTTTGTTGTTCTCATTGCTCATGCAGTTTGCAATAAACGTTCGCATTCCGTTAGAATCTCAGCATGAGCGATACATCACGCGAGTTGATAAGCATCAGAGAGGCTGGCCGCCGCATTGGCGTCAGTGATACTGCAGTTCGCAAGGCCATCGATAGCGGCCGCGTCAAGGTAGCTGGGCATACGAAAGGTGGTCGCCCGCAGCTGGCGTGGCCTGATGTGAAGGATGACTGGCTAAAGAATAGCGACAATGGCCGACGCACACACGTTGGTACACAAGGCGGCGTCAATCGAACGCCTGACGCTGTTCCGGCGATCGTCCTGCCGACAATTGGTGACACACCGACAGCGGCTGGTGATGAAGTCGATTCAAACCACACGCCTGGACTGAACGAATCGAAAGCCAAAAAGGAAAAGTACCTGGCCGAAATCGCACGGCTTGAATACGAAGCCAAGTCAGGCACGCTGGTGGAAGTCAGCAAGGTGAAGGAAGCTGCATTCAAGCTGGCGCGCACTGTTCGTGATGGCCTGCTGAACATCCCCGACCGTGTTTCCGCTGAACTGGCGCACGAAACCGACGCCGCCAAACTGCATGCGCGATTGACGGCTGAAATCCGCTTGGTTCTGGAGGCATTGGCGGAGTGATTTACGAACTAGCCTTCAAGGACGGTCTGCGCCCTGACCGCGCCCTGACCGTCAGCGAGTGGTCGGACGAACACCGCATGCTGTCGAGCAAGGCCAGTGCCGAGCCTGGACACTGGCGCACTGAGCGCACGCCTTACTTGGCGGAAATCATGGACAGCCTGAGTAGCAGCGACCCAACACAGCGCGTTATATTCATGAAGTCCGCCCAGATTGGCGGCACCGAAGCCGGCAACAACTGGATTGGCTACGTGATGCACCACGCGCCAGGCCCAATGCTGTACGTGCTGCCGACAGTCGAGATTGCAGAGAAGGCCAGTAAGCAGCGCATCGCTCCCATGCTGGACGAATCCCCTGCCCTGCGCGAGCTGGTGGCCCCTGCGCGTAGCCGTGACAGCGGCAATACGCTGCTAGTTAAGGAGTACAAGGGCGGCGTGTTCATGATGACCGGCGCAAACAGTGCCGCTGGCCTGCGATCCATGCCTATCCGCTGGCTGTTCATGGATGAAATCGACGCGTACCCAAGCGACGTTGAGGGTGAAGGTAGCCCAATTGCCTTGGCGGAAAAGCGCACCACGACCTTCGGCCGGCGCAAAATCTTCCTTGTCAGCACGCCGACAGAGAAGGAAACCAGCCGCATTGAAGCCGAATATGAGCGCAGCGACAAGCGCCGTTACTTCGTCCCCTGCCCGCATTGCGATCACATGCAATGGCTTCGCTGGCGCGGCTACAATGATGACGTAAATGACCCACGCGCCAAAGAATACCGGCTGGTATGGACGGACGATAAGCGAAGTGCGGCGTATATCTGCGAGGAATGTGGCAGCCTGATCGAAGAACGCCACAAGACGGCGATGCTGAATGCCGGCCACTGGGTCGCCACTGCTGAAGGCGACGGATTGACGCGCGGATACCACATAAATTCACTGTATTCGCCTGCCGGCTGGAAGTCGTGGGTGGAAATCCTGCAGGAATTCGAACTGGCGTCGAAAGACCCGGCGCTACTGAAGACGTTCGTGAACACCACGCTGGGCGAGGCATTCGAAGAAGCTGCCAGCGCGCGCTTAGACGCCGAAGGGCTGGCAAAACGCGCAGAAAGTTACGAACTGCTGTCCGTTCCAGCCGGTGGTGTCGTTGTTACGGCTGGCTGCGACGTGCAGCGCAACCGCGTCGAAATCGTGCAGCGCGCATGGGGGCCAGGCGAACAGTCGTGGCTGGTGAATTACGCTGTTATCCACGGCGACCCGCAGCGACAAGAGCTGTGGGACGAAGTGCTGAACGTACTGGACATGGAATTTGAACACGCGGACGGCGGAAAGTTGGTCACATACGCAGCGTGCATCGACTCTGGCGACGGCGAAACCACACATGCCGTCTACGAATTCGCGCGCCAGCACAAGCGCCAGCATATCTTGGCAATCAAGGGTCAGTCTCAGCCAGGTAAGATCATTCTGGGTAAACCAACTAAACAGGACATCAACCGGCGCGGGCAAGTGCTGAAGAAAGGCGTTGAAGTCTGGCCGTATGGCTCCGATACGGCGAAATCTACCATCTATCAGCGCCTGAAAAACACCGAAGCAGGCCCTGGTACGTATCACTGGCCGAACGGATTGCCTGACGACTACTACAAGCAGCTGACCAGCGAACGTCAGATCACCAAAATGGTGAATGGTTTCCCGAAAAGGGTGTGGACAAAAAGAGACGCCGACCGCAACGAAGTGCTGGACTGCGAAGGGATGGCACTTGCCGCACTTCAATACGTGTACACGCGGCATAATCGGACAACATTCTGGACAACGATGGAGGCGCGAGCAAAAAAAGTGTCGGTTGAACCGGCACATACGCCCGACGCAGAGAATATTGTTGTAGAATCTGCCGCAAATCAAACCACTGCGCGCAGTTCAGGGCGCAACTTACTTGCCGGCTGGAGTCGCGGATGAAGATAGACCACGTAAGTGATTTGTTGCGCATCGTTAGCGAGGCAACACGCATTGATGCTGCCACGCTTGCTCGCGCCGAGCCGGCAATCCGTGCAGAATTCGGCGGCAGTATCGTCCGCATCCAGCCTAAAGCGCCAATCACCATTGAAGCAATCGACCAGCGATTGCGACAGCGCATGTCTGTTTCGCAGATTGCCGATGATGTGGACTGCAGCCGCGCCACTATCTACCGCATCATTGAGCGCGCCCGCGGCAGAAAAAAGCAGCCACAGAAGTAGTCGCACAGCCGCGCAGTATTGCGACGGATGATGGTGCAAAATGTCCGCACTATGGCTGGCATCGACCTCGACACCGCAAACGCAAAGCTCACCGCGTATCTGAACGCGGAAGCTGCCGTATTATCAGGCCAGCGTTACAAAATTGACAACCGCGAGCTGTACCGCGCTGACTTGGCGGAAATCCGCAAGGGCATTGATTACTGGAACGGCTGGGTTCAGCGCCTGGATGCGCGCAGCAGAGGCCGCAGCGCAGCCATCGTCCCGCGTCCCACCTTCTGACCATGCCGAAAAAACAACCACTGAACCTGATTGAACGCACCATCGCATCCATTAGTCCGAAATGGGCGCTGGATCGCCATAAAAACCGCGTCGCAATGGCCCTGACTGGCGCTGGCGGGTACACCGGAGCTGGTTACAGTGACCGTTTGGTGTACTGGCAGCCTGGCGCTGGTGATAGCGACGCAGATAGCCTCAGAGATTTGCGCGAATTGAGGGCGCGTTCGCGTGACCTAGCCCGGAATTCCCCTATTGGCGGCGGCGCAATCGAAACGCAGGTGACCAACGTCGTCGGAAGCGGCTTGCGGCTGATTAGTCGCATCAATGCAGGGCTGCTTGGGCTTGATGAAGACCAAGCTAGCGCGTGGCAGGACAACACCGAACGCGAATTCGCACTGTGGGCAGATAGCGAGTATGCCGACGCCACCGGCCAGCAGTGTTTTGATGAACTGCAGGACTTGGCGTTCCGTTCCCACCTTGAAAGCGGTGATTCGTTCGTCGTATTGCCTCGTATCCAGCGCCCTAACTGGCCGTACACGCTGGCGCTGCAGATCATTGAAGCCGACCGCGTGTGCAATGAAGGCTTCAAGGCAGACACTGACACGTTTACAGCCGGTATCGAGCGCAACGACGCTGGCGAAACCGTTGCTGTATGGATTTGCAACCGCCATCCTGGCCGTCAATTGACCACGGAAGGATTCAAGTGGACCCGTATTCCGCTGCGCGGCGAGCAATCCGGCCGCCGCAACGTGTTACACCTGATGCGCAAGCTGCGCCCAGGTCAGACGCGTGGCATTCCTGCGTTGGCCCCCATCATTGAGCATTTGAAGCAACTGACGCGATACAGTACCGCCGAAGTTGATGCTGCGGTGAACAGCGCGGTGTTTGCGCTGTTCGTAAAAATGGACCCCAACACGTTCGCCGATGTTTTCAATGACGATGACCAGGCGGCGTACATGAATAACGCCAAGCGTTGGGACGGCACCATGAAGTCTGGCGCGGCCGTCAATCTACTGCCTGGTGAAGAAGTCCAATCACCCGCACTTGGTCGCCCGAACCCGAATTTTGACCCGTTCGTGGATGCCGTCATGACGCAGGTTGGCATGGCGCTGAACATCCCGAAGGAAGTTCTGACGAAACATTTCCAGTCGTCGTATTCCGCAGCGCGCGCCGCGTTGCTTGACGCTTGGCGCACGTTCTCAATCCGCCGCAAATGGCTGGCGGCCAAGTTTTGCCAGCCGGTTTATGCCGAATGGCTTGCCGATGCCGTGGCCGGTGGCCGCATCAGTGCGCCTGGATTCTTCGCAGACCCTGCCATCCGCGCTGCATGGTGTGGCGCACAGTGGACTGGCGACGGACCTGGCGCAATCGACCCGCTTAAGGAAGTCCAAGCCGCGAAGGCACGCGTGGAGATGGGCCTGACCACGCTGCCTGAAGAAATCGCTTCATATGATGGTGGTGACTGGGACGACAAGCACCGCGAGGCTGTGCGCGTTACTCAGGAGCGCATCGAAGACGGCCTTCAGGCACCAAACACAGCACCACCCGGCACACCTAACGTGCCTGTGTTGGTGCCGCCTGGTGGCAGTAAGCCATCAGAAGACGATGATGAATGAAATAGTCGCAGCACAATCAAGAAATGAAGCGTCTACACGAATAGAATCCGGCCATGTCTACGATTATTGACCTACTCCAATCGCCTTGGGCAATCTTGCCGGCGCGACTTGTTGAGATTCAGGAAATCTACGCGACCCATCTGCGCGGGGATAAGATCGATATTCCCGCCATTGAAGCGCGCCTAGGCCGTCCGTTGGCGAACGAACAGCAGGATTACACCGTAGACCGTGGCGTAGCCGTGCTGCAAATCAGCGGCGTGCTGGCGAACAAGGCCAACATGTTTCAGAAAATCAGTGGCGGCGCGAGCGCGCAGCAGCTTGAACAGCAAGTACAGAGCATGCGCGCTGACCCGCGTGTGAATTCGGTTGTGCTGGACATCGATAGCCCTGGTGGCAGCGTTCTTGGCATCCCCGCACTAGGCGAGGCCATCCGAGCGCTAGCAGCAGAGAAGCCGACCGTAAGCGTCTGCACCGGTAGCATGTGCAGCGCCGCGTATTGGGTCGGTAGCGCTGCGAACGCCGTCTACATCAGCGGCATCACCGATTATATCGGCAGCATTGGTGTCGTGGCTACCCACCAGTACGACCCAAAAGCTGCCAACGTACAGACAACCGAAATCACTGCTGGCGCGTACAAGCGCATCGCCAGCGAAAACCAGCCGCTGAGTAAGGAAGGCAAAGCCTACATCCAGCAGCAGGTTGACCACCTATACAGCGCGTTCGTGGACACTGTCGCATCGAACCGCAAAGTTTCCGCCGACCAGGTGCTGGCGCACATGGCTGACGGTCGTCTGTTTATCGGGCAGCAAGCCATCGACGCAGGACTAGTGGACGGTGTTTCCACTGTTGACGCGATGGTGGCGAAGATGGCCGACAACCCCGACCAGTTCGGCACGCGCCGTAAGGCGCGTATCGCAGCTGACTCGGATGCATTGGTGGCCGGTGCTGCCGCTGAAGCAACCCAAGAAGGCGAGCCGGTGACGCCCGTCGAATCTCAACCTGAAATCAAGGAAATCACGAACATGACCGCACAAGAACTCGCGGATAAGTTCGCCGCTGAGAGTCCCGAGGCCGCCGCCCTGTTGCGTGCCGAAGGTTCGAAGGGTGAACGTGACCGCATCCAAGCTGTACGCGCCCAGGCTATGCCTGGTCATGAAGCTCTGATCGACACGCTGGCATTCGACGGCAAGAGCACCGCTGGCGAAGCCGCTTTGGCAATCGTTGCTGCCGAGAAGGCCAAGAGCACTGCAGCCGCAGCCGCACGTGCCGCCGATGCAGTTGCCCCTGTTGCACAGGCACCCGCTGCTGAAGATGCCGTGGAGAAGCCCAACGCGAAAAAGCCGACGTACAAAGCCCCCGCTGGTTTTGCTGTCAGCGATGACCGCGCCGAGCTGCATGCCAAAGCGCTGCAGTACCAGAAGGATCACCCTAGCGTCGATTACCTCGACGCTGTCAAAGCCGTTTCGGCTTAAGGAGAATCGAACATGCAAGGCAATACCGCTCTGCTCACCAAGACCGTCCCGCTGACGGCAACCATTGCCCAGTACCAGCCGGTTCTGGCATCCGGCGCTGCCGCTGTTGCGGCCGGCACCATTCTGGGTTTCTCACAAGTCGCTGGCGTATCCGGCGACAACGCCCCCGTCGTTGTGGTGGGTAGCTCGCTGGCCGTTTCCGGCGCAGCTATCGCCGCTGGTGCGTTGCTGGAAGTCCACACCACCGTTTCGCAAGTCGTTACCAAAGCATCCGGCATCGCGATTGCTAAGGCTCTGACCGCCGCATCTGGCGCAGGCCAAGTCATCGAAGTGCTGGTTCTGCAAGCTTAATTAGGAGCCGAAAACATGCCGCAACTTTCTCTTTCGCAAGTCCGCGTCATCGACCCGGTTCTGACGCAGGTAGCCACTGGCTACAAGCAGCCGAACCTGATTGGTGGTGGACTGTTCCCGCAGGTCAATGTCGCCCTGCGTGCCGGTAAAATCATTTCCTTCGGTAAGGAAGATTTTATGCAGTACAGCGGTGCGGTTCGTGCCCCAGGCGCGAACACCCAGCGCGTTCAGTACGGCTACAGCTCCAACAATTTCTCGCTGGTTGACTACAGCTTGGAAGGTGCTGTGCCGATTGAAATCTACCAAGAGGGCATCGAAGGCGCGAACGGCTGGACCATCGACCATATGAAGTTGGCGATCTACAAGACGCAGCGCATTCTGGCAAACCGTCTGGAAATCGCCCAAGCAACCCTGGCAACAACTTCGGGTAACTTCGGTTCGCAGACCGCTGCGCTGTCCGGCACCTCCCGCTGGTCGGACTTCACCAGCGGCGTCAGCGACCCCATCAACGACATCGAGGTTGCCAAGGAAGCCGTTCGCGCTGCCATCGGCATCCGTCCTAACACCGTGGTGATGGGCGCTGCTGTTTGGGCCAAGCTGAAGCAGCATCCGAAGATCGTTGACCGCATGAAGTACACTGGTCGCGATGTTGCAACGACCGAAATTGTGGCCGCACTGTTCGGTGTTGACCGTGTGCTGGTCGGCGATGCCGTGGTTGCCACCGATGCCGGCGTGTTCTCCGACATTTGGGGCAAGAACGTAGTTGTTGCCTACACCGAAACCGCTGGCCTGGCCGACATGGGCACGCCGACATTCGGTTATAACTACAACCTGGGCGGCTACCCGATTGTCGAAGAACCGTACTTCGACCGCAACGCCAAGTCCTGGTTTGTGCCGGTAACTCGCAGCGAAGCCCCGTACATCGTGGGTGCCTCTGCAGGCTACCTGTACACCACCGTCGTGTCCTAATCGGAAGGGGTGATTGTAATGAAGGTCAAAGCAATCACCCCCGTCCGTCACGACGGGGTGGACTACGAAGCCGAGGAAGTCATCGAAAAGATTTCAGACGCGCAAGCGCAGGAATTGATTGACGCAGGTGTTGCCGAGGAAGTCGACGCCAAGGCCACGAAAAAGCCGACGCAAGGCTAACCCATGTTCAGCGAGGACATCGGCGCGTTCTTCAGTGAAAGCGAGTTCGCCGTATCAGCGGCGTTCACGCCATCAACTGGTGGCGCGTTGGTGTCCGCGTCTGTCATATTCAATGCCGAAAGCGTCGAGATTTTCGGCGGTGATGCACTCAGCAATGAGTACACCATGATTTACCCCGCAGCAGCTCTAGCCGGCATCAAGGAAGGCGACAGCGGCACCGTGAACGGTGTGAATTACGCCATCCGCGACGTGCGCCTGAAAGCTGATGGGAACCTGAAAATCGCCAAGCTGGCGAAAATCTGACCATGCCGACAAGCAGCAAGCGCGAACAGATTATGCAGGCCATTGTGACGCGCCTGAACACAACGGCCGGCGTCAACGGCCGCGTGTATCGCAGCGCGCCTGACCCATCGCCGCGTGAAGAATGCCCGTTTATCGCGGTTTCCTGGTCAACCGAAAACGCCAGCCCCGATACCGTGCCGCAGTTGGAACGCACGTTGACTGTCAGCGTGTCCGTTTTTACGCGCGCAACATCGTTGTCTGGCGTGGCCGACAGTGACGCTGATGCAATCTTGGTTAGCGCGCATTCATTGCTGATGGCAGACACGCAGCTTGGTGGCCTTGCTATCGACATGCGCTTGGAAGACGCAGACACAGAAATAGTCGCAGCTGACATGCCGGCTGCAAAAACCACGCATCAATATTCAGTAAAATTCCGGCATTCATACGCCGATATGACCAACTAAAGAGGGCCGCGCTATGCCTTTGCTCCAACGTAAGCGAGTCATTCTCGCTAAAATCGAATCATCCTACGGCGTTGACCCAACGCCCACCGGCGCGGCTAACGCATTGCTGGTGCGTAACCTGAATGTTACGCCGCAGGATGCTGACTTCGCAGACCGTAACTTGGTGCGCCCGTATCTTGGTCGCAGCGAACAGTTGCCGGCCGCAATTCGTGGCACGCTTGACTTTGAAGTTGAAATGGCTGGCGCTGGCACTGCTGGCGTTGCGCCTGGCTACGGCCCGCTGCTGCGCGCCTGTGGCTTTTCGGAAGCCCTGTTGGCCGCTGCGCTCACTGGCACCGCCCAAGCCGGCTCTACCAACACGATTACGTTGGCAGCTTCCGGCACCAGTTCTACTGATGACGCTTACATTGGCATGGGCATCGCCATCACTGGCGGCACCGGCAGTGGTCAATCGTCCGTTATCACTGACTACAACGGGACTACCAAGATTGCCACCGTCCTGAATGCTTGGACCACGCCGCCATCTGGCACTAGCACGTACAGCATTGGCGCAAACGCCGCCTATCGCCCTGTCAGCACCGCGTTTGAATCGGTGACCATCTACTTCAACGTCGATGGCGTGCTGCACAAGATGACCGGCGCACGCGGTTCCGTGTCCGTATCCGTCAAGGTTAAGGACATTCCGGTTTTGAAATTCAATTTCACCGGCTTGTATAACGCTGTGACCGACGCGGCTGCGCCGACCCCTGTTTATACTGCGTTCCAGACCCCGCTGACCGTCAGCAACGTGAACACCACACCTTTCCTGCTGGGCGGTTTCGCTGCCGTCATGTCGGAACTTAGCGTGGATGTCAGCAACCAGATTGTTCACCGCACCTTGGTTGGTGGCTCTGAACAAGTGCTGATTACCGACCGTCAGGCCCAGGGCAACATCACCGTCGAGGCGACCACCGTTGCTGCGAAGGACTGGTGGACGCTGGCGAAGAACGCAACGCTTAGCTCGCTGGATGTCGTGCACGGCACCGCATCCGGCAACAAGGTGCGCGTGACCAGCCCGAACGTGCAGCTGACCAAGCCGACGTATCAGGACATGGATGGCGTTGCGATGCTGGCGATGGGCGCAAACTTCGTGCCGACCCTTGCAACGGGTGGCAATGACGAACTCACACTATCGGTGTTCTAATGGCAATCAAACTGATTCAACCTGACACTTTCACCTGGCCCGTAAAGGTCAATCTGCCAAAGGATGGCGGAGGCTACGAAGTCGGTACTTTTGATGCCGAGTTTAAACGCCTGCCGCGTTCCCGCGTCGAAGAAATCGGCAAGCAAGTCTTGTCTGGCGACCTGTCAGGCATTGATGCCGTGCGAGAAATTCTTGTTGGCTGGGGTGGCGTCACGGGCGACGGCGACGAAGTACCTTTCAGCGAAAGCAACCGCGAACGCTTGCTGGAAATCCCTGGCGTGGCCGTGTCGATTTTCAATGTGTTTTCCGAAGCCAACGCTGGAGCGGCACAGGTAAAAAACTGACGGACGCCGTGACCTATCTGCTGGGGCGCGGCGACAAGAAAGAACTTGAGCAGGACTTTGGCGTTTTTGGTGTACCGCCACAGGAGTTTCTTGACGGCATCAAGGACAAAGACTTCGAGCTTTGGGAGGAAAATGCAGAGCCGTTCGACCTGTTCGTAAAACTGCAGACGCAGTGGCGTTCTGGGCCAAGCGGTTTCACTGGCATGGACTACGCCGGAGTGCGCGCTGCCTTGGCGATGATGCGCAGACGGATGACGCCCGAACTGTTCGGGCTGTTGCAAGTAATGGAGACAGCAGGCCTGAAGGCGCTAAGAGAGTCAAAAAATGACAATTGATATTGGTGCTGTTTTCAAGATCACGGCAACGACCGAAGGCCAAGCACAGGTTGATAAGCTCAACGAGAGTGTAAAGAACCTTGGCAAAACGGGTCAGTCCAGCGCGGCGCAGACTGCAAATGCCTTTCGCATGTTGCCAGCGCAGTTCACTGACATCGCAACCCAACTGGCTGGCGGACAGAATCCATTCCTGATTTTGCTGCAGCAGGGCGGCCAAATCAAAGACAGCTTCGGTGGCTTCAAGAACACGTTTCAGGCGTTCGCGCAGGTGCTGACGCCTGCCCGCCTTGCCATTGGTGGCGTTGCGGGTGCCGTGGCGCTGCTTGGCGCTGCATTCTACAAGGGCGAAGACGAAGCAAACGAATTCAACAAGACAATGGCGCTGTCTGGCAACGTGGCGAACGTCACGTATGCGCAGTTCAGACGTCTGGCCGCGCAGCTGTCCTCTACTTCTGGCGGCACCATCGGCAATAACAAAGATTTGCTGATGGGTGCGCTGGGCACTGGCGCGTTCGGGCAGCAGTCGCTTGAACCCGCCGTGGCGGCGATGGCACGCGTGCGCGAACTGAGCGGGCAGACTTCAGATGCTGTCGTGAAAGACTTTGCATCAATGGCAACAGGTGTTGCCAATTGGGCTGCGGCGCACAATCGCGCATATGCTTACCTGACCATTGAGCAGTTCCAGTACATCAAGGCGCTTGAGCAGGCTGGAAACACTGAGGCCGCGATGGCCTACAATTCGAGACTGCTTAATGCCGAATTGGAGAAGCGCAGGCCACAGCTTGGTTTTCTTGAAAAGGCATGGAAGTCGCTGGGCGAGTCTGCCAGTCTGGCATGGGATAAAATGCTTGGCTTGGGTCGCCCCGACAGCATTGAAGACAAAATCAATGACCTGACTAGCAAGCTCAACGCAAAAGTTGGCCGTGGTGGCATTAACGCGCTGCAAGGAAAAGACCGCGAGCGCGCAGAAAGCCAGCTGGCTGCACTGAGGGCGCAGAAGGAAGCTTCCGACCAAATCGCCAAGGCCGACGCAGACAAGAAAGCAGCAGACCGCAAGGCGATTGACGAAGAAGCTAGTGGCCTGACCGACCGCATGCGAAATGCCGGGTTGGATGCGCAAAATATTCAGTTCAAGGCGGCAAGCGATGCCAAGGTGCGCATTCTGCAAGACCAGCAGATGCAGATCGACGCGTTGCACGCGAAGGAGCTGCTGTCTGACCGCGACTACATCAAGCAGTCGGCGGCTATTCGTGAACAGGAAATTGCACAGCAAATTGCTGTCGCTAAACGTCAACTGGACGTCGAGGCTCAGCGTCCCACCAAAGATCAAGGTGACGCGGCGAACAAGGCAAACAAGCTGCTGCAGCTCAATGCTCAGCTTTCCGACCTTGAAGACCAGCGACGGAAGGCATCGGCCAAGGGTGACTTGGATGCCGCCGTATCCGATGACAAGAAATCCAAGGCACTCCGGTATTACACCGAAGACCTGAAATACCAGAACGACATGCTGGCGCTTGAGGCGCAGCAAGTTGACATGACGGACTTTGCCTATCAGCAGTTGGTGGAGTCTAAGCAGCGTGAACAAGACATTCGCGTGAAGACTCGCGGCATGGTGGCGAGCGAGGCGGAAGGATACCGCGCTGCAGCTGCAGCAGCCGGCGACCTTCGTGCGTCAATTGAAAAGGTGAATAACGAGCAATCGCGCACATGGCAGTACGGTGCCAAAAGTGCGCTGAAGACCTACACCGAAGAAATCAGCAATGCGGCGAAGCAGACTGAAAAGTTTATGACGAACAGTTTTCACAGCATCGAAGACGCGCTGGTAGAGTTCGCCACGACTGGGAAGCTGAATTTCCGTTCTCTGGCAACGTCCATCATATCCGATTTGGTACGCATACAAATTCAGCAGTCGATTATGAAGCCACTGACGGGAGCGCTTGGCGGGATGTTCGCCAGCGGACTAGGCGGCGCATTCGGCGGCCTATTTGGCGGCGGAGCGGCTGGCATTAGCGGGACCATCAACAGCACGGTTGGCAGCAGCGCCCTGAACCCTGGCGGCGCATTCGGCGGCTTTTCGTTCGATGGTGGCGGCTATACGGGTTCCGATTCCCGAAGCGGTGGCCTTGATGGCAAGGGCGGGTTCATGGCGCTGCTGCACCCGCAAGAAACGGTTATTGACCACACACGCGGCCAATCGTTTGGCGGCGGCGTCAGCGTTAACGTGATTGTCAATGCCGGCACAGGCACTGTCGATGCCAGCGGTGGCGCTGGCGATGCAAACCGTCTTGGTGTGATGGTTGCCGCTGCGGTTAAGCAGGTTTTGACGAATGAGAAACGCCAGGGCGGCATGCTCTACGGGACATAATTAAAATGCCTACGTTTACCTATCAGCCAGACAACATGGCGCAGCTGACAGAGAACCCACGCGTTCTGCGTGCGCAATTCGGTGACGGCTACATGCAGCGTGTCGGTGATGGCATCAACATCAACCCGAGAAAGTATCAGCTGTCATTCAACACCCGCAGCACTGCGGAGATTGCACCTATTGTCGCATTTCTTGAGGCGCAGAACGGAATTTACTCGTTCGATTGGACACCACCCGATGGTGTTGCTGGGAAATGGATTACGCCTGACGGTGGCTGGACGCACACGTTTACGCGCTTCGGAATTCATGACCTGTCGGTAGTTTTTCAAGAGGTATACGAACCTTGATTAATCAAGACCTGCAGAAGCTTGCGCCGGGGCAGATGGTCGAACTGTTTGAATTAGATTGTTCAAACGTCGGCGGCGCTGTGTTGCGTTTTCACAACGGCCAAAATCAGCTTGGCGCTGACGTTGTATGGCAGGGCAATACTTATACAGCCTACCCTATCGAGGCGACTGGTTTTGAATTCCGCAGCCAAGGGCAGCTGCCGCGGCCAACACTGCGCGCCGGCAACATTGCTGGCCTGTTGGGAGCTTTGGTGCGGACTTATCAAGACTTGGTAGGCTGCAAACTAACAAGGCGGCGCACGCTATTGAAATACCTTGATGCCGTTAATTTCCCCGGTGGCGTAAACCCATCAGCAGACCCGACTGCGGCGCTACCAGATGACGTTTATTTCGTTGACCGTAAGGCAAACGAAACCAAGGTCATGATTGAGTTCGAGCTGGCGGCGGCGTTCGACACGACCGGCGTTCAGTTACCCCGGCGTTTCATCGTGCAGAACATTTGCCCGTGGGCCTATCGTGGCGCTGAGTGTGGCTATACCGGGACTGCGTATTTTGATGCCAACGACACGCCGGCCGCGGCACTCGGCAGCGATGTTTGCGGAAAGCGTCTTTCCTCATGCAAGGCGCGCTTTGGGCAATACGCGGAACTTCCGTTTGGCGGCTTCCCTGCTGCTGGCTTGGTGGGCTGATCATGGCCGACTGGAAAGTAGAGGCAGAAGCCTATGCCAAAGAACAATACCCGCGAGAAGCTTGCGGATTGGTTGTTGTTATCAAAGGTCGGAAAAAATTTTGGCCGTGCGAAAACAAGGCGCAAGGAACCGACCATTTCATTATCGAGCCAGAAGACTACGCAGCTGCAGAGGATGCCGGAACCGTTGTCGCCGTATGGCACAGCCACTGCAACATTACACCACAGCCGAGCGATGCAGATTTAGTCAGCTGCGAAAAGACGGCGATGCCGTGGCACATCTACGCGTGGCCGGCGGATGCATGGCATACATTCAGCCCCACTGGGTACAAAGCGCCGTTGATAGGGCGGCAGTTTCAGCATGGCGTTCTGGACTGCTACGCGATCATCAAGGACTGGTATGCAGACGAACTTGGCGTCACGTTGCCTGAACCTGTCCGCAAGGATGATTGGTGGTTGCGCGGCGAAAACCTTTACATTGATAATTTTGAGGCAGCCGGATTCGTTTCTGTCTCAGATGGGCCGCAGCACGGAGACGTTTTGCTGATGCAAGTAGGCTCACCGGTGCCAAATCATGGCGCGGTGTGGTTAGAAGGCGATATGATTGTGCATCATATGCACGGACGCCTTTCGAGCCGCGATGTCTACGGCGGCTGGTATCGGAAAATCACAGTAAAAATCTTGAGATATGTCGGCAATGCGTGAAATTCGCCTTTACGGAAAACTTGGTGAGCAATTCGGGCGCGTTCATCGCTTCGATATTAGCTCTCCAGGCGAGGCAATCCGCGCCATGATTGCCAATTACAAAGACTTTGAATCGGCGCTGCTAAATACTGCGCATGCCTACCGCGTTTGGACAGGCACATCGCGTGTTGCTCAAGTAGAGGACATTAATCTACCAAGCGGCCACGCCGAAATAATCCGTATTGCGCCAGTGGTTGCTGGCGCTGGCAAAAGCGGCCTTGGGTCAATTCTTGTTGGTGCCGCACTGATTGCCGCTGCCGTGTTCATGCCAGCATCTATCGGTGCAATCACTGTGTTTGGTTCGACAACGGTTGCTTCAGTGGTGGGTTCTATCGGTGTTGCAATGGCGCTTGGTGGCGTTGCCCAGATGCTAGCGCCACAACCGAAACAACAGGCCGGCTCTGATGATGGCAACTCGCCAAGCTATAATTTCAACGGTGCTGTAAATACGACGGCGCAGGGGAATCCTGTGCCAGTCGGGTATGGTCGCATGATGGTCGGCAGCGCAGTGATTACTGCAAGCTTGGCGACAGAGGACATTCCTGTATGAGCCGCCGAATTGTAGGCAGCGGCGGCGGCAAAGGTGGCGGTGGTGGCGGTAGCACTGCATCCATTGCGCCCGACAGCATCCGCAGTCAGGCATTTGCCCGCGTCCTAGACCTTGTCAGTGAAGGCGAGATAGAAGGCTTGGTGGATGGCGCAAAGTCGATTTACCTTGACGGCACGCCGCTTCAGAACGCTGATGGCAGCTACAATTTTAATAATGTTACATGGTCTTCTCGCAATGGGACGCAGTCGCAGGGTTACATTCCAGGCTTCCCGTCGATTGAAAGCTCATCGAATGTCGGCGTTGAGGTCAAATACGCCGCGCCGGCAACGCGCACTTTCACGAATCCTAATCTGAATTTCGTGCGCGTTACGATTGGCGTACCCAGTCTGACTTCGCAAGACCTAAGCACAGGCAGTGTAAGCGGCACGTCTGTTGATATTCAGATTTTCCTCCAGACCAATGGCGGCGGCTATGTCATGCAAGACTTGGGCGGCGCTGGAACTATTTCTGGCAAGACCAGCAGCCGATACCAGCGCAGCTATCTAATACCCGTTTCAGGGACTGGTCCGTGGGATATTCGCGTTGTCCGCGCCACTCCTGACAGTACATCAGATGCGCTGCAGAATAAAACATGGTGGGACACATCCACTGAAATCATTGATAGTAAGCTGCGTTATCCAAATAGCGCCATTGTCGGGCTGAGCGTTGACGCAAGTCAATTTTCTTCCATCCCGTCACGCGCCTATGACATGAAGCTGCTGCGTATCCGGGTTCCGTCGAATTACAACCCGACAACGCGTGCATACACCGGCAGCTGGGATGGTACGTTTCAAATTGCATGGTCTGACAATCCGGCATGGTGCTTCTATGACATGTTGACTGCTGACCGGTATGGCTTGGGTTCGCTGATCGACACGACACAGGTTGACAAGTGGGCGCTGTACAGCATCGGCAAGTATTGCGACCAGATGGTAAACGACGGCTTTGGTGGGCTTGAGCCGCGTTTTACTTGCAACCTGTATCTTCAGACGCGCGCAGATGCTTACAAAGTCGTGTGTGATATGGCGTCGATTTTTCGCGGCATGGCCTTCTGGTCATCTGGCGCGGTTACGGCCATTCAGGATGCGCCAGGCACTGCGTCTTGCTTATTTACAAATGCCAACGTCATTGACGGGCTATTCACTTATTCCGGCAGCTCTGCCAAATCACGGCATACTGTCGCGCTGGTTACGTGGAATGACCCAGCAGATAATTACACGCAAAAAGTCGAGTACGTAGAGGACACCGCTGGCATTGCGCGCTACGGCATCGTTACCACTGAAATCGCCGCAATTGGCTGCACATCGCGCGGGCAAGCTAATCGAGTTGGCCGCTGGCTTCTGTATAGCGAACGGCTTGAAACTGAAACTGTTGCGTTCAAAACCGGCTTGGAAGGCTTAATCTGTCGCCCCGGCCAAGTCATCAAGGTAGCCGACCCTGCACGTGCTGGTGTTCGCTACGGTGGTCGCCTGCTTGTTACGGGTGTTTCATCAATCGGACTTGATGCACCGGTTACGCTTACGGCAGGAATCGCCTACACGCTGGCGACACTGAAGGCAGATGGCACCGTGCAAGAATCGGCTGTGGTTCACAGCGGTGGCACGCTGACCACATTGAACTTGGCGACACCGTATAGCGAAGCGCCGCAGCTTGGTAGCATCTGGGTCCTTTCAGGTGACGTGCAGCCGCAACTATTCCGCGTGGTCAGCGTTGTCGAAAACGATGGCGCTGAATTCGAAGTTGTCGCGCTGGCACACAATGAGAGCAAGTACGATGCGGTAGAAAATGGCTTGATTTTGGAGCCTCGCAATATCTCCAATGTCAGTGCGGCACCGGCCGCACCGACAAACTTGGCCGCCACAGATTCGCTATACGTCAGCGCGCAAGGGGCCAGCACGCGCCTGCAGGTTACTTGGGCACCGGTTGACTTCGCTGTTAGCTACGCGGTTACTTATCGACAGGAAAACGGCAATCCTCAGCCTGAAATAATCGTTTCGTCGCCATCCGTAGAAATAAGCAATGTTCAAGACAATGCTGCGTACACAGTCAGCGTGCGTGCCATCAATGCGCTTGGTATCCGTGGGCCATCGGCGTCAGTTTCATACACCGTTCTAGGGAAAACCGTACCACCGGCAAATGTGACAAATTTCTATGTTGCGCGTAACGGCGACATTCTGAATTTTGTCTGGACACATGTGCCGGACCTTGACCTAGCCTATTACGAAATACGCAACGGCTCGCTGTGGAATGGGGCCATTCAGATTGGCGCAACGGCGGCGAATTCGTTTTCATTTACCAGCCAGCGTGGCGGCACGTTCTTAATCAAGGCGGTTGATACCAGCGGGAATGAGTCAGCTGCTGCTGCTGAAGTCATTGTGCCTGATGTGGACACCATCAATGTCGTGGTTGATGTGGATGATGGCGCTGCGGGTTTCCCCGGTGTGTACGATGGCACCGTAAAACTTTCCGGTGGTGTCACGTTGTACGACAACACCACAACGTGGTCTGACTTGACGCAGCCGTGGGTGACGTACACGACGAGCTGGGCCGCTATCAATGCCGGCGTGGCCGGAACCTATGACAGCGAGATTATCGATATCGGATTTGTCGCAACGTCCGTTGTTTCGATTGAATCGGAAGTAGAACTGCTGGCATCGCGCTCGCCATGGTCGGATTACAACGAGACATGGAGTTATTATGGGCCACCAAGCTGGACGTGGCAGGGCAACGTAGGGCCGATTTCTGTTGCCTATCAGATCGCCACAAGTAACGACAACATCGCTTTGAGTGCGTGGCAGCCCTTCGTGACTGGCGCATATAACTTTCGGTACTTGAAACTTCGCTGTGTGCTGACCACCACAGACACGAACTACCTGCCCTATTTGACCGGCTTGGTTATCCACGTTGACGTGCCGGACCGTGCAATTCACTTAAAGAATGTCGCAGTTGGCACTGGTGGTGTGACACTTTCATTTGTACCCGCGTTTGTTGGCATACAGACCGTGCAAGCGACATTACAATCCGCACTTAGTGGCGACCGCTACACGGTCAGCAGCAAGAGCGTAAACGGCGTGACGATCAACATCTACGACAGTTCGGGCGCGGCTAAGGCTGGGACGATAGACGTGGATGCCTTCGGATACGGCACAAGAGGTTAATTTATGGCTTGGCAATCAACGACAATCAACCCGACCACCACCAGCCCAGCGGTGGACATCAGCAAGATCACGAATGACCTTTCTGTATTGAAGGGCGTTCTGGAAGGTACGCCAGATGCCGCCATTGCTGACGTTAAGATTGAACGCACCAACGCTACCGGTTCGGCCAAGCTTCCAGCAGGAACCACGGCGCAACGTGATGCATCGCCGCAAGCCGGCTGGGTTCGCTTCAACACTGACACTGGCAAGGAAGAAGTTTACAACGGTACAGCTTGGACGCCGATGGGGAGTGGTAACGGTGCAACTGGCGGCGGCAATGATGCTGCGTTCGTTGAAAACGACGCATACATCACCAGCAATTATACGTTGGGGCAGAACGGGCAAGCAGCTTGCACCATCAGCATCGCTTCGCCGGCAGTCGTGACACAGCAAAATACCTATGTCGGCGGTGAAGCCGTGTTCTTCATGACGACTGGCGCGCTTCCAACTGGACTGTCTGCATCGGTTGCCTACTATGTGCTCGCCACCGGCCTGTCTTCGTTAGCCTTCCGCGTTTCCGCAACTCGCGGCGGCGCTGCTATCAACACCAGCGGATCGCAAAGCGGCACACATACCTGCGGCAAATTGAAAAATGCATCACTGGTTGGCCCGATGGTTGTTGCGTCAGGCAAGGTTGTTTCCGTGCCGACTGGCGCGCGTTTGGTTGTTCTCTAAGGGATTTATATGACGATGACGATTGACGGGACTACGGGGGCGACATTTCCCGATGGTTCGCAGCAAGCGAAGTCTGGTTCCGGGCCGGCGTTTAGTGCGTATCTGTCGTCCACGACTTCTATCACCACTTCAGTGCGCACGAAGATCGCGGCCAACACCGAGGAATACGATACGGCGAACGCCTACGACAGTGCAACAAACTACCGCTTCCAGCCGACCGTTGCCGGCTATTACGAATGCACGGCGCAAGTTGAAGCAGGGGGTACCACGTCGAGTCCTACCTATGTGTTTGCGTGTATCTACAAGAACGGCGCTGAAATAGCGCGCACTTATTTACAGAACTCGCTCGCCTCTGTCTGCTGCACCAAAACAATCTTTCTGAACGGCTCAACCGACTACGTTGAAGGATACGCGCAGATCAACGCCACTACTCCACAGCTTGTCGGTGGCGCGTCAACCACATTCTTTCAAGGCTGCCTGGCTCGCCCAGCGTAAGACTAAACTATGACGCAGAACATTATCACTGCCGGCGATGCAACTAACGGCGCGCTGATTCAACAGGGCGGGAATGATGGCACGATTGTTGTTCAGGTTGGCCCATCTGGCGGGAAGGTCAATGCATTGACGCTTGACGCTACAGGCAATCCGACTTGGGCGCGTGGTGCTGGTTCAGTTGCCAGTAGTAATTCCGTTGCTAGTACGTCAGGCACATCAATTGACTTCACCGGCGTTCCATCATGGGTGAAGCGCATTACCCTCTGCCTTGCCGCCGTTTCCACAAATGGCACGAGCGCGGTACAGGTACAGTTGGGCGCAGGCTCTGTTACCACGTCAGGCTATGCGTGCGTGGCCGACTCCAGCACGACGGGCGTGCTTGCCGCACCCTTCACTAGCGGATTCGTGATCGAGCGCGCTGGCAACGGCGCTGTCGGCAACGCCCGTAGCGGCATCATTGAATTGGCCCACATGGGCGGCAATATCTGGGTGTGCAAGGGCTTGGTAGCCAATCCACCAACGCCGTCCATGTCATTCTTTGCTGGTAGTCTCTCCCTGGGCGCAACGCTGGATAGACTCCGCGTCACCACTATCAATGGCACCGACACTTTTGACGCTGGCAACATCAACATCCTTTACGAGTGACAGAACATGACCACCGCAATTTCCGATTCTGGCGTTCAGTTCGCTGATGGCTCAATTCTTCCAACAGCCAGCCAAGTGACAGTCCCGGCAATGAATCTGAGCATGACTGTTTCAGCCGCCAGCGCCACGGCAACACTAACGGCCAGTGTCGTTATAGCTCGCACCGCGCTAGCGGGGTCTGTTTTCCCTCTTATTAATTTCAGCAAAACCATCAATTTGGCAACGACTGGCGCTGGTGGTATGGATACCGGCAGCGCGCCTACGTCGGGTTTTGTGGCGCTGTATGCGATTTACAATCCGACGACGCAAACAGCGGCGTTGCTTGCCACGAACGCCACCAGTGCGGCCGCTGCCAATATTTACGGCGGCGCGAACATGCCGAGCGGATATACCGCCTCTGCGCTGGTTTCTGTGTGGCCGACTAACGGTAGTGGGCAGTTCGTTGTTGGTAATCAGGTTGACCGTCGTGTGTCCATTGTACCTGTGCAAATCCTATCAACGACGACGCCTCAGGGTTCGCCAACTATCGTCAACTTCACATCAGGAGCACCAAAGAACGCCAGGTCAATTCGTGGCCTGATGCAATCTGGGTGCGCAAATAATTCGTCAACCGTTGTCGCGTTTTCAGTAGGTGCTGACACCAATATGGTTGGTGCTCAAGGCAACAATATCGGCCTTACATCTGTCAGTGGATATCAGTATCAGACGCCATTCGACCTCGATTTGGCGACAGCGCAAACGATCTATTACACGCTGACCATCACTACGGGTTCACTGGGCACATCCACCATCAACATTTCTTCTTACGGCTTCTAAATATGAAATATACAGCACTCGGAGATTCTATTACCTATGGCGCTGGCGCGTCGTCTTCTGCTAATAGCTACATCGGACGCCTTAATACAGACCTTGGCGTGACGGTCGATAATGCGGCCGTTTCAACCAGCATGGTGATGGATCAAACGCCAGCACTTTATACGCGCACCACATCCACCGGCGATCGTTCCATTGTGATGCTGGGAACGAACGACCAGGCGAAGTACAACACCGACCCTGTAAAGCGTGGCTACTTCATCGATGGCTTGCGCGCATTCAGTACATGGCTCTCTGCATCGTGCGCGCTTGTCAATCCGTCCAGTGCGACACTAACCGGCTCATGGAATAACGGTTATGCGTTCTCTTGCTACGGCGCGACATCCCCTGGCTCAAAAGCAACGTTCACTGTGTCAGGCCCTACCGTGGTTCTTGGCATGCTGCGTCAATACAATAATAGCGCTACGTTTTCTGTGGCTATAGATGGCGTAAACAAGGGAACGTTCGCCGTTGGCGGCGATGTGCGCACCATACTTGGCGCTGCATTTGGCGCGATGGGTTTGGCTTTCTCCGGCCTCGGCGCGGGTTCGCATACGGTAGAAGTGACCGTACTATCCGCTGACTCTGCAAACGTCGTATTCCTGCACTGGTTTTCCGCTTGCGTGCCAAAAGCCAAGGCCGTGATAGGCAATATCCCGCACGCTGTCGCCTATACCTATGGCGGATCGTCAGCAAACGTGGATGCCTACAACGCAGACATTGCCTCGCTAGCTTCTGAAATGTCGGGCTACGGCCTTGATGTTAGTGTTGTAGATATTTGCAGCGCGCTTATCGCTGCCGATATGTACGACAACGTTCACCCGAATGATTCGGGGCATTTGAAGATACGTGGGCTGTTTTACACGGCGCTCACCGGTCAAGCCCCTCCTGTGCTTGTCACGCCATCGACCATCTACATCGGCAGCGACGGGAATTTTTACGCTGGGCAGCTAGGAAATTTGAAACGGATTTCGACGGTTTCTTGAATAAGTTTATCGCGCCGTCCGCATGGCCTGTTCCAGAGCGCTCTGCAGGTTCGTTGCAAAGTTCGCCTTTGCAACGCGCATGCCGTCTAGCTCAAGGCCCAAGCGTTTCTTGATTTGCGCGCGCGGGATCAAGAGGTACAGCAGCCGCAGCTTGGCCCCATTGGCGCCCTTGCGCGGCTTCTTCAGCGCCAGCCATTTGTGGCCGTTGAAATCGATGATTGAAACCTTGTCGCCCAGCGCGCCTGGCCTGTCTGACTTGGCGATGATGTCAGTTTTGGTTCTCCGCACCATGCTAGTGGGAATTGCCAAGTAATTACGCAGAGGGCCTTTCTGGCCGCCGAATTCCTGCAGCCCCATGAACTTGTCGCGGCTGTACACCGACGCTTCAAGATTGGCCTTCGTGGCGCGCTCTATCATGATGCCGTTGATAACCCACTGACGCCGGATGATGAACCGGCTGGGCATGTTTTTGCGCACTTCTTTCTGAACATCGACAGCAGTTTGCGTCAGCGCCTTGGCAGTGGCGAACCTGAACTGCTGCGCTTCGGCAATGCTGCTCAGCTTGCGCAGAGCCGCTTCAATATCTGTTTGGACGGAATACTTAATCATAGCGGCATCATACGCCGTTGATTTTCTCACTGCTATCGTAGTTTGAAACAGCGCTGCCGTTGTAAAATTACGCACATGATTGAAGATAACAGCGCGGACTTTTCATTAGCTAAACTGGCGGCTGGATTGGTCGGCAGTGTCGTTTCACTGAAGTTCATCCAAGGCACTTACATTGAGCGAGGGCTGATGTGCTTGGGTGGCTCTGCGCTGTCGTTTTACGGCACAACGCCTGCGAATGTTTGGGTGGGTATTCCAAATGCCGAAGGCTTAATCGGCTTCATGATTGGCCTGTTCGGGATGGCGATTGTGGCGAAATGTTACGAAGTCGTTCAGGTGCTTGATGCGCGACAAATAGCGGGGGTCATCTGGGAGTGGCTTAAACGTAAGTGGGGCGCGTAATGCCTTTATCGTTTCTCATTCATTCGTGCCCGCTGGCGGTACTCGCAACAATCTGCACCATCGCAATTCTTAGCGAGAAGTTCGGCGACAACCTTGCGCAGCGTGTGGGAATGTCAATGGTGGCGATTGGTTCTGTCCTTCAGATCGTCGCAGAGTATCACGGCACACCAGTAGCAGCACCATTCACTGTGATTGTTTACGGCGCGTCCGTTTACGCGCTTGGTACTTTGAAGAAAGCGCTTCACCACATCAGCAAGGAAGGCAAGGCAAATGAACCGAACGGCTAGCGATTGGAGCGCCATACTGTTCAGCTGTGGCGTTGACCAAACGACCGCCGCGAAATGGTCGCCTGTTTTCGCCGACACTATCAACGCCGACACGTTCAGCGCTGGTGACAAGGACATTCAAGAATTCTTGGGCCAGATTCTTCACGAATCAGGCTTGCTGACCATCACCGAAGAAAACCTGAACTATCGCACGCCTGAACGCATCCGCGCCGTCTGGCCGTTACGGTTTCCGACGCTGACCGACGCAGCGCCGTACGCAAAGAACCCACAGGCGCTGGCGAACAAGGTCTATGGCGGACGCCTTGGCAACACCACGCCAGGCGATGGCTGGAAGTATCGCGGACGCGGTTTGCTCCAGTGCACTGGCCGCGATTGCTACCGTGAAGTTGGCGCGAAGCTGGGTGCTGATTTTGAAGGCTCGCCAGAACTACTGGCGCAGCCTGAGTATGCCTTGCGCGCCGCGATCGCATGGTGGGAAGGCCATATCCCCGACAGCGTACTGGGAAACATCCAGCGCGAAACCAAGATTGTGAACGGCGGCCAGATTGGCATTGATGACCGCATTGCGCTGACTGAGAAGGCGCGGAAGGCAATGGTATGAACGCGGCACTGGCTCTGCTTGAATTGACCCCGCGCTGGGTTCTGGCGGCCCTACTGGCTGCCTCCGTGGCATGGGGTGGCGTCGAGGCGTTTCAGGTGCAGGCCGCACGCACTGAAGCCGCGCACGCAGAACGAGACAAGGCCAACGCAGAGCGCGATGTCGCCACGCTGACGGCATCACTGGAAACCGCAAGGGCTGACGCGGAGGCGCAGCGCGCCGAATGGGCAGCCAAACTATCGGAGGCTGAACGAAATGCGAAAAAACGTGAAACTGATTTGCGCGATGCTGCTGCCGCTGCTGGCACTGAACTTGACGGGATGCGCGGCGACATCGCCAATCTGCGCCGAAGTCTCGCAGGTGCCACCGCCAGCGCCGCAGCTGAGCGAGCCGTTGCCATTGGAGTCGTACTCCAAAGCTGCAGCCAGAAATATAAAGACATGGCGGGAGTCGCTGACCGGCACGCCAACGACATCAGGACAATGATGGAGGCGTGGCCGAAGTGACGCCGCGCCAGTCCGCCATCATGGCTGGCGAGCGCTTCTATTCAACTGGGCGAGCCTGTAAGTACGGCCACGCGGCGCAGCGATATTCATCTAGTGGTGAATGCGTCACGTGTGAAAGTGAGCGGCGCGAAAGGAATACAGCGACAAGGAAAGTTCAGGCTTCCGATTGGTATACTGAGAACAAGGATAGGAAGCTTAGGGAATCAGCTTCTTGGTACGCCACCAATATTGAACGCGCAAAGCACCAACGTCTGGAATGGCGAGCTAGGAACAAAGCGGCTGTGGCGGCAATTTACGCAAGACGACGCGCCATGAAGTTGAATGCGACTCCAGCATGGGGCGGCGAACTAACAGAGCTGATTGAGCGCGAGGCGTTCGACTTGGCTTTACGTAGAGAAGCGGTAACTGGATTCAAATGGGATGTTGACCACATGGTGCCACTGCAGGCGAAAAGCGCCTGCGGGCTTCATGTATGGAACAACCTACAAGTCATCCCCGCCGTGATGAATGCGCGAAAATTTAATAAAATGATGTGGACACATCCCGGCGAGTGGTTGCGTGATGCAGCGTGAGCTGCGCCGGAAGTACACCCAAAAGTACAACCAAAATTTTAGGCTTAAAACAAACCACCGGCTAACCCATTGAAATATTGGAGCGGGTGATGGGAATCGAACCCACGCCAGCAGCTTGGAAGGCTGTTGGCAGGTCATAATCGTGCATCACGACGCTTCATGGCAAATCATCTTAGCGCATTGATTCGGCTCGCGAATTTGACGCGCTGAATTGAAATCGTTAAGCATTTTGCCGTGGGTACTTCATGGCGAAGTACACCCAATAGTACACCCATAAACAGGGACTGGGGCATGCTGACGAAGACACAAATTGACGCTGCAATACGGGCTTGCAAGGGCGAAACCATCCTGAACGATGGGGCGCGGGAACGCGGTGGCGGCAGCCTGAAGCTGCGCATCCGAAAAACGAATTCAACACCGTCAGCCGTGTGGGTTGCAACTTGGAAGAAGAACGGCCGGCGCGGAAGCAAGGACATTGGGCGATACCCAGACCTGTCTCTGGTGGATGCCCGCGAGAAGTTCAAGGAAGACATCAAGCCGCTGGTCAAAACCGTCGCCAGGCCGGCTGTGGCGATTGCTGCCATCGGAACGAAGCCAACGGTTGAAAACCTGTTCACGCAGTACGTGGCGCACCTGAAGGCACGTGAAGCTGGTGCGGCCCACCACATCGAACAGGTGTTGCTGCTTGGGAAGTACAACGCGGCAGACGCACTGGGCAGGAAGACGCTGGCTGGCGACGTGACGCCGTCCGACATTCGTGCGCCGCTGGCGGCAGCTGCGAAGCGTGGCGCACTGCGCACCGCCGACATCCTGCGCACCTACATGTCGTCAGCGTTCGGCTGGGGCATGAAGTCGGAAAACGACTACACCACCGAAGCGAACTATGACTGGGGCATTAAGTCGAACCCTGTTGCCGCCGTGCCGCGTGACGCCAGGGCGAACAAGACGCGCGAACGCAACCTGACGGCAACGGAAATGGCGAGCGTGTGGGCCGCACTGTCAGAAGAAGGTTCAGCCGACGTGGTGCGCCTGGTGATGCTGTGCGGCCAGCGTGTACAGGAAACCATCAAGGTGGACGGCTGCGAAGTCGATACTGTGACCGCTCTGTGGCACATGCCGGCACACAAGACGAAGGGCCGCAAGCGTCCGCATACCATTCCATTGCCACCGCAGGCAGTCGAGATATTCAAGCGCCTGAAGCGTTGGCGCGGTGATGGTCAGCTGTTCCCCGCGCGCAAGGGTTCTACGGCAGAGCGCATGGGCTTCCTGTCTGTATCGCACTATGTTGCAGGGCTTAAGTGCTGCGCTCCGTTCCAGCCACGTGACCTCCGCCGCACATGGAAGTCGCGCACCGCTGATGCTGGCGTTGATCGCTTCACGCGTGACCTGATTCAGCAGCACGCGAAGAACGACACCGGCAGCAAATATTACGACATGGCATCGTACTTGCCGCAGATGCGTGCCGCGATGACGAAGTGGGGCGTGTGGTTTGAAAACAACGTGGTGAAGGCTGCGAAGAAAAAAGACGACACGAAAATGGCGGCGTGATCTATAATTGCTTCAGGACTGGATGACCTACTGTTCCAAGACGGTCCTTATAAATGTCCACGGAACGGCGCTACCCTGATGCGGCGATAGGCAGAAGCGCGGAATTCGAGTCGGCGGCGATATGGCGCAGGGGTCACAAGCCTGTGGGACCTTAATCAGGCGCGATGCCGGAAGGCATGCCGGACAAGCGTAACCGGCACCAACACGCAAGGCGATTGCAGGGAATGGGAATAACGGATTGGAGATACCATACCCGCCCATAAGGCAGTCGCCTTGACGTGTTGGTAATAAAATTGTCAGGTTGTTCGCCAAAGTGGATAGCGGGCAGCTCCGCCAAAAAGTAGGAAGGTACGGCCTTCACTGACGCCACGCCAACACGCTAGCCGGAATGAGACGGGATACGCAACCCGCACGGACAGAGGAATGCGCTAGTTCCTGCGATACGGACAGACAACCCCGACAGCCACAAGCTGCCGGGGTTTTTCTTTTGTCACGTCGCCAGCATTTCCGGCACAACGATGTTGCGCGCAACTTGGCCGTACAGCTTGTGATACGTGATTGAGTTGATTTGCCTGTCTGCGACCCATCCACCGCGCGCCGCGTAAGCATCCCTAGCTGCCATCGTTGGGTGCTGAACAACAGTCATGCCGGAATGCTCTTTTTCTTCGACGTGGTGGCGGTGCCCTGTATGGCAATATCGCCGTACGGTGTCGCCCCACACCTTCGGAAACTGCGCAGCGAACAGCGCCGGCAGCTGGTCGTTCTTCTTCAAGTGGCCGTGGTGATACGCCAGCATCGTCTGCCCATGCTGGTGAACGTAGTATGGCATTTCGGAATCGATAACTTGCACACGCGGTTCGTTTTCATAGAGAAGTGAAAACAAATGACGCAGCCAGACAGCGGATGACATGTCATGATTGCCTTCCGCCATCAGCACAAAGACCCGCTGGTGTTTCTTCAGCGCTAGGTCGATGATGTAGCGCAGGATGCGAACGGCAACACGGATTACTTTGCTGTACCGTCCGTCAGCATCAAGGATGTGCCCGCTTGTCGGCGTCACTGGCGTCAGCGAATCATAGTGAAGGAAATCGCCAAGCTGGTTTATGACGCACGATGCGGCGGCTGGTGCGGAGCTGATAAGATGGTCGAACGCCTCGCACAGCACGCGTTCTGCAATTTCCAAATCCCAGTCATCGCCAGTTTCTGGTGCCCATGAACGCATGCCCACGTGGCAGTCTGTAAAGGTGTACTGGTTGCACAGATCATCCAAGCAACGCGCTGGTGCCTTGGTTGGTTTCGCACGCTTAACGTCTTCAGACAACGC